TATATTACCATTCGCTGATGTTGGTAGCGGATTAAAGCCAAGTTCAGGTGCGCAGCTTTTCTTTTTCGCTACAGGTACAAGCACAGAGAAAGATACTTTTAGCGATTTAGCCGCGACAACTCCTAACGCTAACCCTGTTATTGCAAATGCTGTCGGCGTATTTCCTGATATATTTATTACCGGAACATACAAGGTAGTTTTAAAAGATAAAAATAATGTTCAAGAGTGGGAAGCTGATCCGATAATCGAGGCAACATCAGGTAATTTTGACACTAATTTAATAAACGACCTATCACAAGCTTATACATTTAAAACTGTAGCGTTAATGCAAGCAAGTTTAATTGTATTCCCTATTGGCAAAAAAATCTTCTGGCAGGGCTACCATGAAGAATCTGATGGTGGTAGCAATTGGGGATTGGTTCAGGCTGGCACTGGTATTGAAGATGGTGGCTCAGAATTTGATTTAGCTGATGGCAAGCATGTCGCGGCAAACATGAAAAGCGCAAGAGTTCGCGTTAAGCAATTCGGTGCTTACGGTGACTTTGGTAACGGTGATCACGATGATACTTTAGCGATACAAGCTGCACTGGATTACGCACTAGCAAACGGTAGTTCTGTCAAGTTTACATCGGGTGATTATGTGGTGTCTGATAAGTTATTGGTTAGCGTAAACACAGTGTTTGATTCCGTAGCTGTACTTCACCCTGTCGGCATGGTAGCAGGACAGATTGTTTTCAGTATAATTGCAAGAACTGAGCATGTTGGGGTGATAGTGGTGGGCGATGTAGCGGTTGACCCTGCAAACGGCACAATAGGGATCGCGGTAATAGGTACATTAATAAGCTCATCAAGGGTTCAACTTACTAACTGTACGGCGTTACGTTGTGATTATGGGATATTACTGGGTACATTCTCAGTCATGCTCACCAACTGTAAATCAAATAGTAACAATGTGAACTTAGGTATGTATGCACCGTCGACGAATCAAGAGATAAACGACATAAACGTAATAGGTGGTAACTATGGAGAACCTTTAGGTGATTATTCTGTCGATATCGGTATAGATGCGCTGACACCTGTCGCTAAGGGTTCACCTCAAGGTACTAGGCTGCTACTACAAGGCTTTGCTGTGGACGGTGGCAGTGTGAGAGTTAATGGCATCGACAATATAACTCTTGATAATGTATATTTTGAAGTAACAAAAACAGGAAAGTGTATTGAGTTGGGTCATGTAGGTTTTGACGGTGGAACAAACGTTGTAACTATTAGGGGTTGTAGATTTAAATCAGCAGAATACGGGGTTTATTGTTTCTCAGGTGTTCGTGATATTCATATGTCTCAATCAAACAACTCAGCGATAACTAAAAGCGCTTTATATATGAGTACAGACCTTTATGGTTACAATTACAAAGGTGGCTATAACGCTGGCTCATTTGATGACGGACAAGAAGTACATACAGGTCAACGCGCTCTATCTTCTTACCCATTTGGCGGCAATAAAAGTATAGATATTTACGGGCTGCTTAACGGTGATACTGTTGGCTCAACTGTTAGCACTCATGTTTACAAAAATAGAGTATCGCAGGAGATAGCTACAAAATTAACTTACCTTTATGGTGGCACGACGTTGTCTTGGGCGAGACATAGAACAGTGGGTAATGGTGCGTCTAAAACTGGGACAGTCGCTGGTAACGTTATAACATTCGTTAATCAATCAGACATACAACCATTCAATGGTGGTGATGGAATTATGGTTGGCGCTGTTTTTGCTATTGTCAGAATTGCTGACTATGACGCTAAAACATTATTAGTTAATCCTGTGGACGGGGCTATACCGACCGGGGCGCAAACCATAACCCAAACCGAGGTAACTCCGATAATATCAGGGATTGCAGCAAGTACACCAACTCGCACCGATGGCGGTGCAGGTTCTATGCTTCAAAGCACCAATGCTGGTCAAGCTGGATGGGTGTTTCAATCGGGAGCATGGCAGTCGTTTTAAACTAAAAGCACAGGGGTTAAGGCTCTGTGCTGGTTATGTTAATTAATACTTTCTAATTCTTTAATCTTAGCTTTGTAATGGAGCTCTATTTCTTTGAGCTCAGCACAAGTGTATTTTTTGGGTTCGTGTGGTCCATCAATCCATTCGACTTTATCGAGCCCGATTTTATTGATTAGGTTTAAGCGGTAGTTTTCCATATTTCCAGATAAAAAGTTATTGCAATATGCACACTGTTTGTGGCAGTTTAACTCTTCAAATCTTAGTTCAGCTTTTGCGCCAACGCTCTTATAATGCCCTGCATGGAAGTTACTGCCTTTGTGCTTCGCTGTCTCCTCTCTAAACTCCAAACAACTAATGCATGGTAAACTTTCATCACGCTTTCTTATAAACGCATTGAACGCTTGCTGAGCCGCTTTAGTACGTAACGACTTGTCATTATCCTTAAATACTTTTTTACGGGCTCTGTGTGCTTTATCGCTAGCTTTTCTCTTTATTTTAGCGCCTTTATCTTTGCTTTTAATACCGTACTGAACAAGAGCCTCAAAATTACAGTAAGCAACGTTGTTAACTACGATATAATTACGTACTCTTTCGCCACAGTTTTTGCATTTGCGTTTACTGTTCGCCATACATCACCTATTTAATTAATTACCCGTTTAGTCTACTTTAAAATAAAATTATTCACTGATTACTTTATCGTTCATGCCTTGCATGTAGGCTGCACATAAAGCATCACGTAAGCTTAAATCTAAAACTAACTCAAGAGCTATCATGTTAGTCCTCTTTTTTGCGATTCTTAGAGACTCTTCAAGCATAATAAAATCATCTTTATTAAACTCTAGCTGTTCGCCCTTTTTGTTTCTTGGTATCAGTTTTTGTAGATGTGCCATGCGTGATTTATTCATGCTATTTCCTACTTTAAAATAAATTATTTACGGGTTTACTGTTTTAAAGGCGTTTGCAAAACCTTGCGAACATAATGACCTAAAATCAGCATCACATTTAACATGTTCTTTTGCGAACTGCCATTCATCAATATACTGCAAAGCTGATTTATGCAAAAAGGCTAAGTTAGACTTTCCTCGACCAGGCCTAATATATAAATTAGGATTTTTTGTCACTTCTTCCCATGTTTTATGTGTTTTTTCTGGCATATTAAAGCTACCCCACAAAGCCGTTTGCTTAGTCCAAGGCGAGCCATACTGCCAAGGCTGATAAGTAGCTTTTGGTTTACCTATAAACTTCCGCAACTCACCCCTTGCCGGATTTTCTAATACCCACCATTTAGGTTTCGCTGCGTCAATAATTCTAAGACAATGATTTACTAAAAACATACCTTTTTCGCTATCATTGACTTTTCCGTAGCCGTTAATCGTTTGGAACTCAGTGCATACTGGATTTGCTATTACCCCGTGTACATTAGGTGGTGGCGTGTAATTTTGAACACCAATATCAATTCCAATCTTTATAACTTCATATTCATCGTCAAGCTGATATGGCATAGAATCACTACCTAAGTCAGCACAAAGATGTAGTATTATTTTTTTCATATTAATTTCCATAAAAGTTTAATTGTGTAGGCTAAATCCTACTTTAAGGGGTTTTATTTTCGCGTAGAGCTTTCTCTACAACTTTGCAGAGTGGCTCAAAAGCAAGTCCACCGTTACTTGTTTCTTTACCGTGAGTACCACCCTTAAATTCAATTCGTTGGCATCTGTTATCACCCTCGCTGCCGAGATTGAAAAGCTCAGTGGCTATTGCTCTTGCTAAAATTTGTGTATTCATTGTCATTTCCTACTTAAATATAATTGATTTAAAGATATGGGCGATAACTTCCATCGTCCAGCCATTGCCACACATTTTGTATAACTGCGTGTTGCTAATACCAGAGTTTAATAGCGTATCAATGTGATGCTCTGGTACTGTTTGAAGCCTGAAACATTCGCGCGGTGTTAGTTTTCTAACTCTGTAATCTGTATCTAAAATCGTCTCAAAAAAACTTCTTGCTGCTGTTAGGCAGTTGGCTTTTTTATGGTTATGTGACTTGTACATTTTAGATTTTGTACATCTTGCACTGGTATCTTTACCTTTCGCACGACTTAGTTCACGCCTTAATTGTTTTCCTAGCTCGGTTCTGGTTTCGTAAAACGAGTAAGGAGGCTGAGTTGCTAGGTCTATTTGAATATCCTTTATTCCTTTTTGCTTTATAATTAAAAAGTTTTCGTTCCATGATGCAAATTGTCGCGCGGTCATGGTTATAGCTTTATCGTTAAAATTATTTATGCAGCTATATGATTTTAATATTTGTTTATCTATGTTTTTAAAAAACCACTTATGCCAGTTGTCTGAGTTGAATTCATCAGTAAGGTTACTTTCAATTATATCCTTTAACACAATACCTTTATCTTCTGGCTGCTCGACCTCGAAGCTCGTCCAGTAGTATCTATTGCGATTCTGAGCTGAGACTAGCGCGCTATTAATTAACACCTTATAAACCTTGCCTAGTGCGTTTTCAGTGTGAGTTGTAATGTATTGCTCAAACTCTTTTTTCATCTTTACGTTTTCAATTAAAAACTGCACGTCAGGGTTGTAGTGCTTAGCGTGTTTAATGATATCAAGCATCGTCCAAAACAACATGCCGCGTTCGTCTTTATCGCCTAACTGTTTGCCAGCCATCGACCAAGCTTGGCAAGGAAAGCCGCCGGTGACTAAATCAATACTAGCCCAATCAATATCCCACTCGCGCCAGTTCAAAATATCACCTAACTGAATAGTGTTAGGGAATAAAGCTTGCGTTGCCTGGTTAGCGTATTTATCAATTTCGCTTGAATAGCGCTTGCCAACTTCAATGCCTAATGATTCTAACGCCATTGCGCCAAAACTCATTCCGTTGAATAGACTTAATTCATTTATCATTACTCGTCCTTTTTCTATTTAAGTTTAATTGTGAGTTTATAGACAAAATACTCGTTATATCGTCTATAAACCCTCGTTGTATTCGTTCTTTTTGAGTCTAGTGCTTGCTAGGCTTCTTACGTGATGGAGGTAAAGCTAATTCTCGCTTAGCAATTACTAGCATCAGAACATCATCAATTTCAATAGCGTGATAATACCCTTTGTTAACGCATTCAGCCGCTTGTTGTCGCTTCATGCCGTTAGCTTCTGCGAATGATGAAACAACACCGTTATAGTGTTGCTTTATGTAATCAATTAGTTTCACAACCCTCTCCTTTAGCTTATAGCTTCTATCGCGTCATCTTCAACAAGTTCGACTTCTCTTGCTGTCATTGCAGATAATAACTTTCCGCTCAACACTTCATGCTTACGAGCTATGCGAAATACTTCTTTTTTCATATAAACCTGTGAGCTTTTACTGCAAGTATCAATACATCTTTTAGTTGTTTTTAAAATATTTAATACGTTATCGTTTGAATGTTGCATTTCGTTATCTCGTTGCGTTGTTGATGTAGTAACTATAGCAACAATCTTATTGCATAGCAAGTTTATTGTTGCTCTATTTTACTTATTTTGCTCTTGCTCTAATTTTTCATACTCTGAATCACGAGGTTTAAATAAAATTATCCCTCTGTCTGAACACCAAATTTCATGCTTGCGAAGTGCGTTAAACCTTTCGCCTTTGGTTGCTTTGCGTTGACTGCCTGACTTAGCCCAGCTTAAACGAATGCCATCTTTATCAACTCCAAGGTGTGAACGCGTGAAAAGCTCGTGAGCATCATCGGGACTAAAAGGGCGGCTACCATACCAAGAGCCATCTTGTTTAATCATCAGCGGCATATTTACCCCATTTCCTGCCATAAACTTAGCGGTTGTTGCCATCCATGAGCGCCAAAGCCTAGCCATTCCCCATTTACCCGTTCCGGCTGGCTGAGAATTAACTATTACAAGTTTACCCTCCTGGAGTTCTTTTTGAATTTCGTCGATAAATTCTTGTAAATTGTGAACGCTAACTTGGTAATCTTTCATAAACAACCCACAATAGTTATCACAACCGCCCAAATACAATACCAGGTAAACACTGTGCGCCTTTCGTTTGCTATATCGTCATCGCTCATTAGTGATAGCCTCTCTGTTTAAGTTGTTGATTCAATAACGCCACAGTAACCCTTAAGCTTTCGGTTTCTTCATAATGAAATAATTCTTCATCGTCTAGCTCTTTACGCAACCAAGCACTATCACACTCAGCGACTATAGCTCGCTTTTTGTAAAACTTAATCGTTTGCGTGTGGTTCATAAATCACCCGTATTTTATTTCAGCATCAATCAACTGCCTGTATGATTGATGTTCTTCTTCACGGTTTAGCTCATTAGGCTGGTCTAATGCCACTACATACGCAATGAGTTTGTGCGAATCAGGGCTAAAAACTGGTTGCATTATATGACCAGGAATACCTAAAGAGGTCATTACTGGATCGTCTTTGTTAAATTGTCTCATTATGATTCTCCTAAAATAAATCCTGCTGTCTGGTCTGCAGGTCAAATCTTTCTTTTGCCGCGTTAAAATAATCCTTGTCAAGTTCTAACCCTACAAAATCAACACCGTAATAATGGGCGGCAATAGCACTCGAGCCACTACCTAAGTGAGTATCAAGTATTTTCTGCCCTTGCTCGGTGTAAGTTTTTAATAGCCAATCGTAAAGTTTTATTGGCTTTTGTGTGGGATGTATTTTGCCACCTTCACGCTTTCGGTCTGCCATAACTTGGTGTATGGAATATCTAAACACCTTTGCTGGCATTTTACAGTTAGTCCACGCATACTCCGCGCTGGCGAAATTATCAACACTTTGCATTTTATCCCATATACAAAAATATTCAGTGGGTGGTAATTCAAAGTTATTAGCGCCCCATATTATTTGATGTTTGCTTACCCTAAATAATTCTAAATAATATTCCGGCTCTGGTTTTTTATTATTCCAATCGTTCATCTTTCCTGTGGGGTCAATCCTCGAGCCAATGCCTCGCTTTTGCTGTGAAACAATATTGTAAGGTGGATCAACAATAGCCAAATCAAATTCATTATCTTTACATCCTTTCATGTACTCCATGCAATCCATATTATAAAGCTCAATTTTTGGCGTGTAATTACTTACCTCTACTGAAGGCTTAACTTCTTTCGATTGCATCTCTAATTCTAAATCTTTTTCACGTTCATTATCATAGTGCATTTTCATTCCCCTTAATCGTTAATACCATACAGCAACAGAATTGCCGCTAATTGTATAAAAAATACTGCTATAAATATTAATAGTAATTCCATCTCTCTATCTCCGTTTATTTAAACAGCTCTAAAACCTGAAATACAATCCAACAATCGCCAATTACCGGCGTTAAAATATAAGCACCATCAACCGTGACTCTTTCTGTCTTTTTTGCCAATGTGATAAATAAATATATAAATAAAATACTAAACATCTCTCTCTTCCTTATTGCTAATCAATTAAAATGGACAATCATCTAAATCAGCATCACCATAATTAACAGTTTTAAATAGCTTTTCTGGTGGTTTGTATGTATTTAAAGTTCCCCTGTTATACGTAAAGCCTAAATAATCATTTTCACTCCACGGATAAGGATTTTTATAAACTACATCTTCAAACATATCTTCTGGATCCAAATCTTCAACCATTGATAGTTCCCATTTGCATTGTTCGGCATCCCATTTGTCTATCTGCCAAAACCAAGATTTATCAGGCTTTAATGCGCGCCTAGCCCTTAAGTGATAATAACCGTCACGCTGTACGTGTTCACCACCTTCACAGGTATCAGTTAACCAATAAAGCTTAACCCAGCAAACTCTGTATAATTTTGGTAGCTTCATATTGTTTCCTTTAGTTAGTTACTATTTATTAATCAAACGCATCTTATTTAAATTCTCTAAAATACTAGCGGCATCACTACATTTTTCTTGCTGCTTATGTTCGTGTAATTCTTCTAAGCCAGGTAACGAGCTAGGAAGTAATTCAGCGGGTGTATTTTCATACGTGCGATAGTTGGCTAGGAATTCTTTTTTAGCCCACGTTAGGTTGCTTTCAGGCATTGCACAGAAGTCTTTCCAAGTATGAACCGCTTTAAGTGCTGCGATAGCTTGCTTATCATCTAACTTTAAAGAGCCGTATGCACCATGAGCGCGTAACTCTTGCATTATCTGACCCCATGCCAGCATCGCTTTATCATCAACGCTTATTTCGCTTGTTTGTAGGTGTCGAACAATATCAGCAGGTTTAGGAAAGAATGAACCATGTTTAGCATCTAAAGAATGTTTAGCAAAACCGGTTTTAATATCCTCTATTGAATAATCTTTAAAGGTATCAAAATAAATTTGCATCAAGCTTTTAGATACTGATTTGTTATAAATTTCACCATTGCCAACCATAAGCTCGGCAAACTCTTTTTTGTCTGAATCATTCATTTAACCATTCTCCTATAGTATTTATATTTTGCTCAGTAGTGTCAGAAAATTGTTTAACAGTTTGCGATTTAGGTTTAGCGTTTTTCTCCCAAGTACGAACGCATGATTTCCAGCACTTAATTTTAGTCTTTCCTCTAAACCAGTTTGCGGCGGTGTAGTGATCAATAAAATCTTGAGGGTTCACATAATTCATTCGTTCATTACAATACTGCTGAACTTCTTCTAATGTCGGTGGTGTAAACCGCCTAGTTACTTCTTTCTTATTATCACTATCACTCTTACTATCACTCTTATTCTTACTATCATTATCGGTAGATTTGGTAGCCTTTGGTAACGAGTGGTTACCAGACTTACCAGTGGTAGATTTGGTGGCGTACCTTGTTTCAGCTATTAACCTATTCTTTTCACAGAGCTTTTCGTACTTTTCAGCATCCCTTGCAAACTGATTTTTGAACGGTGAGAAGGCAACTTTAATCAAAGCATCAAGCGTTAACTCTTCACCTAACTGGTGACCTTTGATCGCTTTAAATAACATTCCCGCTTGTTCGTTGTTTAAATCATCAAGTACATTAAGGCTGTCAAAATGAATAATAAATGACTTCCTTTGCTTGCTCATATTACTTACCCGTAATTTTGTATGATTGATTGGTAAATAATTCTAATTTATCGCCAAGGACACCACGCGTTTTTCTAATGAAGTGAAACTCTCCCGCCTCATCATTCATATATTTATGCAGTGTTCCACGGTTAGTGCCAAGCTCACGAGCTAGAAACGATTGATTATTACGGTACATCTTGGTTGCTAAAAGTTCTTGTATTGTCATTTGTTTAATCTCTCTTTGCTTAAGTTGTAATAATATTATGCTTACTTTCTTTACAAGTCAATCTTTATGTATTATATTTAATTCATCAACAGCAACCGAGTAAATAACATGTATCAATCAATAGGCGTTAAATCATTAAATATTACAATCCCTTTAGCTTGTGACTTCACTGAAGAGCAATGTCATAAATTAATGGCAAGTGATTACCCTGGAGTTACTGATTACGAGTTAAGAGAAAGCTACGCAAGAAATGAAAGTGATACATGGGGCGATTGAGCAATAAATCTTACAGGGTAGTAATTATTATTACCCTTTTAACAACAAGTAAGGCGAATAAAATGAACACTAACGGTCAGATATTAAATGAAGCAACCGACATAATTAATGGTATAAGAAAAGCTAAAGACTCAATAAAAACGTTAAAAACTGTAAGTTCCGGAATATCAGGTGGAACTCAAAAATCAATAATACTTAATGCTGGCGGTGCGGAAATTGATTTGAGTTTTAGTAACCGAGCTTACGCACAAGAATTAAGGGAGCCATATTCTTTATGCGCAACATTTTTAAAAAAGGGTATCGCAATAGAAGTTGAACTTCATGAAAAAATAGTAAGCCTTTTAACTAAAAAGCTGAATAACTTAACATTTAACGTTTAATTTAACTAACCAATAGAGAGATAGAAAACATGAAAGCATCAACAATTATTTGCCTTACTTGCGCAGCGGTTAATGTCCCATTTCTACTAGAGGGTTATCTTATGAGCCTTGTAGCCATTATAATTTGCATTGGGTGCGCTATTGGCTGTGAGCAAACCGATTAACCCCATCAACAAGGGAGAGCTAAAATGAACACATATCAATCACTACAACAAAACATCATGGCTTATGACGCACTAAGAGACTTAGGCGTACTAGGAGCCGCTAAAAAGTTAAATCTTAGCATTCCAGAGCTTGTGCATCGCGCTATCAGTGTTGAATTTTTTAAAGTGATGTCAAAGAATTTTCATGTGAGTATTAAGTCGTGATTGAATTGATAAACGAATTAATAGGCGTATGGTCTATTTTATTGCTGGCTTTATTAGAGCTAGTATTTACAGAAGAGGAATGAATGATGAAAGGCCCAACCGACGAAGAGATATTTAACCACATGAAACCAGACGATGAAATATACTGTGGCAAGTGTGGTAATGACGTTGAAACAGTTGAATATGATGATTATATAACTCACAAGTGCTTATCTTGTGGCCATGAACCAGGAATGCCAGAGGAGCTATAGAACAATGAGTGCTGACATGATTGAACTTATATTTTTATCTGGAATAGTAGGAATTTTTGCAGGATTATGCAGGGTTATTTTGATTCAGAATTTTAAAATATCTTATTACGAGCAGAAGCTTAAAAATAGAGATGTCGATATATCCAGCGTTAAACACATAACGCTTACTGAAATATTTAAATTAGATTAATTAACGTAATGGAGTAAAGAGGCATTAAATAGTAAACTAACCGCAGTATCAGATTTAACCAAAAAGGAAAGTCGATATCATGAGCAGAAATAAACGTAAAGAGCGAGAGTTCAAAAATTCAAGAGGTTACCCCGTCAACGAAGACTTGCCGCGTCCAGAAGTCAAATTAAGAGCATTAAATAAAAAACAAGCTTGGTGCATAGAGTCATCACTAGAAATGCCTTGTGTAATATCCACGGGTAGCGCTGGCACTGGAAAAACCTATATTGCCGCAACTGTTGCAGCCAAACTTCTAGCTGATAGAAGTATTGATAATATTGTACTTACTCGAGCTAATGTATCTACCGGTAAAACAATAGGCGCTTTACCTGGTGATGTTAACGAAAAAATGCAATATCTTCTTATGCCAATCACCGATGTTTTACGCAAGAAATTAGGCGAACCATTTTATAAAATGGAATTCGGCAAAAGCATAAAGTTCCAGCCTTTTGAATTTATCCGTGGTCGCTCATTTGAAAACACTGTGGTTATCTGTGATGAAGCTCAACAACTAACTATTGACGAATTAAAAGCTATCACGACTCGCATAGGTCGAAACTCTAAGTTATTTCTGCTTGGTGATTCAATGCAAAGAGATGTTAAAACGGACGGGTTAAAATGGCTGGTAGAGCTTGCGCGTAAAAATGATTTACCGGTAGACATCCATAAATTTAATTCTGATGACATAGTTAGAAGTGAATTGTGCAAGGCGTTTGTGAAAGCATTTGAGGATGAGTCATGAGTAATGTAATTGAACTAAAACCTAAAGAAGATGGCACAGGCTATCTAATGGACGACAATAAAAAGATAACTGGTGTTTATTCTGGCAATATAGGCGCTTTTACTGACTACGACAATGTGTATGTGGGAGCAAAGACAGAAGACGGCTTAGATGATACTGTGCTGACTAACGTAAAAGATATGAACGAATTCTGCTTGATGTGGCTATTAATATTTAATCCTGATGTGATTAAAGAGTAGATAATAAAAAGCCAGCTATCAACTGGCTTATCTTCTTAGTAAATTATAAACCCCTTCCATTATCCAATCAGCCATAAACCTCCCCATACTTTTACTTTCAACTTCATCAACTTTATTTTCCAGCTCATCAATTTTGCGGAACGACCTATTTAGCCACAAAATTAACTCCTCGAATTGCTTATCAAGTTCATTCATAGAGTCTTGGCAAAATCTTTCAAATTACTGTCGATATCAACCTCTTTTGCAAGATCCAATTTGTCACGCATAGCATCAACCTTCCGCCATGCTTCTGATTTATTGTCAAGCCTTTTAGAGCCAGGCTTAGTTTCAGCTTCGATAATTTCAATTATATTGTCGAGTAGTTCGTCTGTAGCTAGATTACATTTCATTTGCGTATCTCCTTTAATTCAACCATTAATTCCTCAAAAGAATCAAAACAACTTCTATCATCACGATGGCCCTGCTGTAAATAGTTACACTCTACAACGTCAACCCAGTTTACAGCGTCTTTATAAGTAAAGTCTTTGTTCATGTTATTGCCCCTAAAATAATAAATCATCAATAAGCTTAAGTAGTTTGTTAAGTGCGTTCATTTATTTAGTTTCCTTCATTGCAAATATGACAAATAATGCCGCGAGGTAAACGGATGATTCAGTGTAATATCCGTTAGTACCCCAAAGCCAAGAAAATAATAGACATATAAATATCATTATTGATTGCTTCATTATTTATTCACCTTTTTAATTTTATCTTTAGCGGCTGAGAATAAAAAACCACTAAGGCTTAACCCTTCTTCTGCCGCGGCATCTTCAACTTTTTCAATAAACTTATCTTCTGCATACATTTTAATGTGCTTCTTTGGTGCTTTCTTAACTGGCTTCTTCATATAGTTAAATCCTTTATTTGGTTTTACCAATAGTAGTTCATAACGTATAAATACACAAGTACTAAAATAATACCTGAATAGTACTTGCACAAAGTCAAATTATATATTATTGTTTAATGACTGAAACAAACCGAGCAAACGAAATGAGCAATTGCCCAGTATCAAGCCAAATCGCAGACCACGTTAACAGCGAACCAGTTCAGTATTGCTATCAATGTGATCAAATGTTTACAGAAGACGATAACTCAACAGAAGTTAAAACAATCAACGGCTATAAGCATGTGCATGATGAGTGCCTAGAAGATTTTATGGAGAGTACATAATGATAGTTTACACATACGTAACAGGTTTAAATATTAACGGTGAGCCATCACTTTGTATGTCACAAACTGAACACTGCCCGAAAAACTGGACGTTAATCGACACAAGAGAAGTGCATTTTAATCTTGGTGCTGATGAAATTTTAAAGCTTGCGGCAGAAGCGCAGGCAGAAGTTGATAAAATGGAGAGTGATAGTGAGTAACGATACATTTAAAGTATTAAATAATGTTGATGTAACGGCATTAACAAAAGAAAAAGGTAAGTTTAAGTATTTGTCATGGTCTAATGCAGTACGTGAAGCATCAAAGCTTTTCCCTGATATTACTTGGGAGATGACAAAGTGGGATTATCTGCCATACCTTAAAACAGAGGTAGGTTATTTTGTTGAATGCTCTGTAACTATAAACGGATTAGTTAAAACACAGATGATGGCAGTTCTTGACTTTAAAAACCAAACAGCAACCGCACCAAAGGCTAACGATATCAATAAAAGCCAAATGCGAGCGCTGACAAAAGCAATTGCACTTCATGGCTTAGGCATTGATTTGTGGGCTGGTGAAGATATCAACGGCGAGTATGAAGGGGATGGAAGTAAAAAGGTTGATTTATTACTTAATGCTGAGCAAATAGATTTATTACTTGCTGCTTTGTGTGATGAGGACGGGAATTACACAAGCAAAGGCATTCAAGTTTCAACGGCATTTAAATTCAACATGCTAAACGAAATAAAATCAAAAGACTTTGATAAAATATACAAGGCTTCAGTATGAAAATTATAGAAACGTGCGAGCAGGGTAGCGCTGAATGGTTGCAAATGCGACTAGGCAAGGTAACTGCATCAAAAGTTAAAGATGTACTGTCAAAAGGTCGCGGAAACACTCCAAGCAAAATGGCTGAAACTTACATGATGGAATTGATAGCCGAAAAGTTAACAGGTGAGTCAAAGCCATTTTTTGAAAATGACGCTATGAGATGGGGTACAGAAACAGAGCCACAAGCTAGAGCAATGTACTCAGTTAAAAATAATTTCATTGACGTTAAAGAGGTGGCTTTTGTTGAGTATAACGATCAGGTAGGAATTTCGCCTGATGGATTTGTAGGTGATGAAGGATTGTTTGAAGCTAAATGCCCAAACACTACAACCCAGCTTAAACGCGCATTATCTGATGATTACAGCGCAGACTATAAAGCACAAATTCAAATGCAATTATGGGTTACTGAACGTAAATGGTGCGACTTTGTAAGCTTTGATCCTCGTCTTGATTGTGTCGCTGGATATTTACAACAAAGAGTTGAGCGCGACGAAGAATACATTAAAGAAATGAAAATCAAAGTGTACGCATTCGTTGAAAGAATGAATGAATTAATTAATATTTTAACTAAAGAGAGTAAAGAAAATGACTAAACGATTAAGTGTGAAAGTAGGCGATTACCAAAAAGATGGCAAGACGGTTGGTGAATATCAAGAGGTAGGTGTATTGATTGATTCTGATGATGGCGGTCAGTATGTATTGTTAAAGCCTGAAATATCAATTGCAGGATTATTGGCAAAGCAAAACATCATGGCATTAAACAAAGGCGAAAATCAGCGCGATATGGTTATGTGTGGCGTTTATGATAACTCTGCTGATAACAATCAACCTCAAGGTCAACAACAAGGTGGTTTTGCTAATCAAGGTCAACAGCAAGGCCAACCAGCGCAACAAGGGCAATATAAGCAAGGGCAAGGCTATCGCCAAACCTAAACAACCAATGACAGGGAAGTCGTTCAATTAGGAGAATAACCATGCTAATAAGCAATATCCTAGCAAGCCATAAAGCAGATAAAGCAGATGAACCCGATAAAGTAGTTATCATTAAGAGGCCACGATACTCTCAAGCTGCAAAAGTCGAGGCGGCGTTTATGAGGGAAAATGGTGCTTCAATGGCTGACATATCAGAAAAGCTATCTACTTCTTACGACTCAGCGGTTCGATTCTGCATCGAAATCTTGGGAAAGGTAAGAGCTAAAGAGTTGTCAGTCGCCGCAATAGCAAAGAACAAAAAAGAAAGGAAGTTAAAAATAGCTGAGTTGATCGAAGGTAACCCTAAATTAACTCCACTTGAATTATCAAAAATACTGAAGGTATCAGTGGTAACAGCTAGAAATAATTTAAAAGAAATCAGAGCGGAGAGTAACGATGGCAAAAATGATTGAAATGACCTGCATTTGTGGTTGTGACGAAACTTTCATGGCAAGAGCTTTAGATGTAAATCGAGGTGGTGGCAAATATAAAAATCAAACTCACGCTAACAGTCATATTAAACGCAAGGGCGAGAAACATAAACATAAGGCTAAACCTAAAAGTAACAAAGCACTATTCAACAACGCTATGAAACTATTTAACCAACCAGCAGGGGAATACCATGAGTAGCCATATTAAGAAATACGGAAACAGAAGATTCAAACACTTTATGTTTTGCATTTTAGCATTAACAGCATCTGCAATATTATCTGTATCATTTTTGGTGTATTTATTCGGATGAGTTTGCGCACAGAGTTTTACATAGTAGCAACAGTGCTCTCATGGCTATTGGCGTACATAACAACTTATTACCCGCAACTAACTAAAATATTGTTGAGTTATATATTATGAAAAATATACTTAAATTGTTAGATCATACATTTCCGATGTTTTGCGTGTTAGTATTTATAATGAGTATAATAGCGTTTGGCGTTGCAATATCAGCTGGAAGTATTATTGATGATGTACGAAATTCCGATAATTACATTGAATATAGAGGCTTTAAAGATGAAAGAGTTAATACTCCACTGTAGCGCTACCCCCAATGGACGCTACCATAACGCTGAAGACATACATCGCTGGCATTTAGAAAATGGTTGGGATGGTATTGGCTATCATTGGGTCATTACACCCAAAGGAGAGCTTCAGGCTGGTCGTC